AAAAATTTTAGCTGGTATCGGATTAATTGCATTGTCATTTATTAGCTTTGGTGGTGCATTAGCTGGTGTTGGCGCCGCCGGTGGAATCTTTGGTGGTGCGGCAACTGGTGGATTTTTGGCCACACCATTTTTAAGTAATGCATTATTTGGCATCGGCGCATCATTAGTGTTAGGCGGAGTGGCGAGTTTGTTATCACCGCAACCGACGATTCCAACATTAACAATGGATCGCTTTGGCAGCCGTAATAGAACAGGAGGGCCGACTAATGTAACACGTGGCGCTGATGGCGTGCAGTCATATGCATATACAGGAGCTGCAAATACTGTCGGCATTGGCGCTACAGTGCCATTAGCTTATGGTCGTGTATTAATCGGCAGCCATTTGCTGCGCTCTAAGGTGGAAGTAGCTGATGAATCTGATCCACCATTAAATAGCATTAAAAAGCCTGGACCAGATACATTCCTGATTGGCGGGGAGAAGTTAACTACAACATTTTCTGATGTCTCTGGTGCAGTGGTACGGCGTGTATATCCAGACAAGACAGCATTTTCGAGTGATGGCAAGATTTCATCAACGCAATATGTGTATAACGATCCTAAACCATTGGTAGCAAAAACTAATAACAAAGTATCTACAGTGGGCAAAACTTCGTTTTTTCGGTCATTGGGTGGCATGCCTCTTTATGGCCGTCCGCAAGTTGTAAATACGAGCCCATCGAAGCCCACCTCTCTTCTTTTGTCTGACTTTTATATTCCAAAGCAAATTACTGTTACGCGGCCTGCAGTTACAAATGCCACTGCAAATATCCTCGCAACAGGTAGTAATTCATCTAGCGCTACGGCTAGCATCACTAGGGTAAATGCACTAAAAGATAATTTCAATGTTGCTTTTAATCTATCAAACGGTTTGTTTAATTATGCCGCAGGCGTCGGGAGTACCTTTGTCGATGCGTTCATCACTTATGAAGTAAAAGTATATCGAGAGAAGATTGAAGAGCAAAATCTAATATCCGTTGATCAAGCTACCGTGCAAGCGTTGTTGATGCCACAGCGCGATAATGTTACATGGATGCATAAGATGGAGCTACCTACGATTTCCAGTAATGTTAACGTGGTTGTTGAGGTTACGATTATTGATACTGACGCATATACAACTGGATTGAATGGCAATAACATTACGCTTAATCTACTTGCCATTGGATACGCATTAAACTGACATGGCATTAAATTCAGTTTCTAGCTTAAAGATTCTTGACCTACTTTGCGAAGGTCCAATTGGTGGAATTATTGGCGGCCCAAAAGGTATCTTCTTAAACGAAACGCCAATCCAAAACGCAGATGGCAGTTTTAATTACAAAAACGAAGATTGGACTTGGACCGCAAAAAATGGTACGCCACGTCAAGATAAGACTACTTTCTTTAATGAAGGCGTTAGTCAGATCGTTGATGTAAGCCAGGAGATCGGGCGTAATTACTCAGAAGAACTTGATGTAAACAATGAAGTCGTATCACGTGATTACGGTTCTGGCATCGTCGTGCGGCAGGTTACAGATCCGCAAGTTAGCAGCACGCAGCTTTTGTTTACTGTGCCACGGTTGTTCTCGGTGGCGCAGGAAAGCCTAGCGAAAGGTCAGCTATTTGGTGCCACGATACGCATCAAGATATTTATTCAAGCTAAAGGTAGTGGCGCTTCTTTTGTGCTAGCGCAGGATAAGGCCATTACCGGAATTTCAAATAATAATTATCAGTTCCTGACTGGTCCGATCAACTTGCGGTCTTTTGGCCGTGGCCCTTGGAATATAAAAGTTGAAAAGGTTAACCTTGGCGAAGATCACTTTGAAATTAAATTCACGAGCTTCCAAGATGTATCGCAAAAGATCTCGCTTTCCAATGGTCGCGGAAATCAGATCATCTGGTCAACATACGTCGAAACTGTAGCCGAGAATATAAATTACAACTATTCAGCTTATACCGAGCTGGCGTTATCTACACGGTCATTTTCTAGTATGCCGACCCGGGCGTACCTAATCAAAGGACGCCTTGTTAAGATCCCGTCAGGTGCTACACCAACAGAAGCTGGCTATTTGACTTTTGATGATACTGCATTTAATGGTTCGCTGCAATCTGTAGAAAAATGGACGACCTGTCCTGTTTGTTGCTTTTATGATATTTTGACTAATACTCGTTATGGTGCCGGTCAATTTGTTACATCGCAAAACCTAAACTGGATTGATCTTTACCCAATCGCAAAGTATTGCAACCAGCTTGTCGTGAATCCTGATGGCACGAGTGAGCCACGGTTTGCGTGTAATGTAGTCATCGGCGACCGCGCTGATGCTTATAGCGTATTGCAAGATATGGCCTCGGTATTTCGAGGCATCTTGTTTTGGTCTAATAATGTTATTCAGGTTGCAGCTGATCACGGCAACTTAGATGGTTCAGCGCTGGCGGTTTCACATATCTACAGCAATTCAAATGTTGTTGGCGGTATTTTTGAATATAGCGGCAGCTCGTTGAAATCACGTAGCACTAGCGTACGCGTTAGATTTAATGATCCGGAAACATTATTTAAGCCCAATGTAGTAGTAGTCGAAGACGCTGGTCTTATTGCTAAGTATGGATATCAGGTTAAAGAAATCGTTGCATTTGGTTGTACATCAAAATGGCAAGCGCAACGTGCGGGTTTATGGGTACTGCGATCTGAAGCGCTGGATGAGGAGGTCGTCACCTTCAGCACAGGCTTGCAGGGTGCTGTAGTACTGCCTGGTGAGATCTTTGAAGTATCTGATGAGCTGCGTGCTGGGACACGATTGTCTGGTCGGATCGCATCAGCAACAACCACATCAGTGGTGGCGGATCAGAATATAACATTACCATCAGGCAGTAATCCACGCCTGACTTGCTTGCTGCCCAATGGAACGGTCGAAACGGTATCGATCAGTAGCGTCAGTAGCGCAACAATTAACTTAAGCGGTGCGTTTTCTGCAGCTCCTAATGCGCAATCAATCTGGTCGATTACATCTAATAATGTTGCCAATCAAAAGTTCCGCTGCATTAGTGTCGCCGAAGCCGGCGATGGAACGTTTTCAATTACAGGGATTACACATAATGATAGCATTTATGCTTCAGTTGATGCTGGCGAAGAACTTCAGTTTGCTGATGTAACAACCTTTGATGATCCACCGCCGGCTGTCACAAACATTACATTTAAGGCTAGTCAAATTAATACCGGCACCAGCCAAACGATTCAGGTTTATGTTTCTTGGGTTCGCGGCGGCGGTGGCGCTACATTTAGCTATGAAATCAAGTACAAAACACCGCAAACCAATAGGGTTGAAGTTGCGACAACTACAAACCCAAACTTTACAATTGATGGTTTACAGAGTGGTCAAGTTGTTGAGGTTGAAGTTTTTGCATATGGCCTTGGGCGCGTAAAAAAATCACCAGGTGTTTCCGGCAGGTTCACGGTTCCATCTTTTAGGTCGACATCAGACGCGCTGGCTCTTGTAGTTAAGTTGCCAGAAGATCCGCAAAATGTAACGATTGAACAGATTGCTGGCAATCAGGTTATTTTGCGTTGGAAGCGACCTGTTGAAGTTGGCTTTAGTAGTTTACTCGCTGTCATTCGCCATAGCTCTAAAACTGATGGTACAGGCGACTGGCCGAATTCAGTATTACTAAGCAGTTCAGTAACTGCAAGTACAACTTATGCGGTATTGCCTAAAATTGATGGCGAATACTTACTTAAGTTTCAATCACCGGATGGCGCCAAGAGCGCCAATGCACGTAGTGCTGTACTGGATCAGCCTGATCCAATCCCACTGCTTAGTATTACCACCGTTCGTGAAGATCAGGATACACCACCATATCAAGGGCAAAAAGAGAACGTGTTTTACTCAGATGAGTATGACGCGCTTGTGATCGATGGTGATGAGACACTCGACGGTATCACCGACTTTGACGCAATTGGCGCGTTAGATTTTACTGGAACGCAGCTGCTGTCTGGTCGATATTACTTCAACAATATCGTTGATCTGGGCGCTAAATTTAGCGCTAAGTTTAAGCGCACGCTCACGACACGGGGTCTATATCCAGCGGACTTGATCGATAGCAAAACTGAATTAATCGATCGCTGGACTGATTTTGATGGCGTCATCCCTGATGCAACATCAGCTGAGCTATATTTCAGAACCACTGATGTCGCCACTGCTAATGCGTTTTTCTTGCTAGAAACTGGTGATGACTTATTGCTAGAAACCAGCGATAAATTCGAACTGGAATCTGATATTGACTTTGGCGATTGGATTCCGATGCTAAATGGTGTTTACGCTGGAAGGCAGTTTCAATTTAAGGCAGAGCTTAGCAGCGAAAGCACAGACCAGACGCCATTAATTGATGAGCTAGGCTTTGAACTGGTAATGGAAGCACGCACAGAGCAAAGTGCAACGATCGCAAGTGGTGCCGGTGCTAAGGCTGTGTTATATGACAAAGCGTTTTATCAAACACCATCTTTAGGGTTGACAGCCTTTAACTTTGCTACAGGCGATTATTATGAGGTTACATCCGCAAGCAGGACTGGATTTACGGTGACTTTCCGCAATAGTGCTGGCGTCGCCATCGATCGTAATTTCCAGTATGTTGCAAGCGGCTACGGCACTGAACAAACCTAACCATGGCAACACACGATTACGTTATCTCCAATGCATCTGGTGCGGCTGTCAGGGCTGACCTGAACAATGCGCTGGCGGCAATCGTCAGCAACAACAGCAACGC